AGTTACTAGTGGAAACTCTCCACTAAATTGGGTTTGCCCATCTTCAGGAACATATTTTGTGCATTACAATACAAATAATACGTGTGGGACTGCTTCAAGTTGTGGAACATCCTCTATTTCTTGTTTAACTTGTTCTGCACCAACACCACCATCCAATGATTTAGTCTGTAATTCAACATCTATTACTTGCGGTCAAACATTATCTGGAACTACGGTAAATGCAACAAACTCAGGCACTGGTGAAAATGGAACTTGCACCACCGTGCAAACAATGCCGGGTGTATGGTATTCTGTAACAGGAAATGGACAAATCATGACAGCTTCCCTATGTGCCACGGCTTGGGATAGCAAAATCGGTGTTTTTTCTGGACCGAATTGTAGCACATTAACATGCGTAGGAGGTAATGATGATTATGGCCCAGCTTGCGCTAGTACGTCTGCTTCATATTCATGGACTTCCACAGTAGGAACAATTTACTACATAGTGGTTCATGGATATTCATCAAATAGTAGCTTTTCTGTTAATCTAACTTGTGTATCTCCACCTCCACTGGATCCATCCTCTATATCTGCAACACAAAATACCATTTGTGATGGATCATCCACCACCTTAACCGCAAACGGTGCTATTGGAGTGGTTTATTGGTATACCGGTGGCTGTGCTTCCACTTTTTTGTCAACTGGAAATTCCATCTCAGTGAGTCCATCATCAACCACTACATATTACGCAAGAAATCTAAACGGAGGACTTTTTAGTAATGGTTGTGCTTCAGTAACAATAACTGTCAATCCTAACCCTACCGTAACCATTAATGCTGTAACCAACACAATCTGCAATGGATCAAACACTCAATTAATTTCATCAGTAAGCAACACAGGTGGATCACCGATAACATATCTATGGACTCCATCAACTGGACTCTCAAATTCAGCCGCACCAAGTCCTTTTGCTTCACCTACAACTACCCAGACCTATCAATTAACTGCAACTGCAAATGGGTGTTCAACATCAACATCATCAACAATAACCGTCAATCCCACGGTTGGAGTAGTTTCTAGCATATCCGGAAACAATACTATTATAGCAGGAACGCAAGAAACCTATTCAATCACACCAATAGCAAACGTAACATACCAGTGGGCATACACAGAATCAGTAACTACACCATTGTGGATAAACATACCAAGCTCTAACTCTTCATCAATAGCGTTTACTTGGCCTCAAACAACAACAGACGGTTCAGTACGAGTGACTGTTTCCAATGGCTACAATTGTGGAACACAAATTGTCAATTACCTTATTGTTGTTATGGGAGCTCTTCCGGTTGAACTTCTATATTTTGACGGCCATGAAAAGGGCAATTGGAATCTATTGGAGTGGTCTACGGCATCTGAACACAATTCCGATTATTTTCTTGTGGAAGTTAGTACAGACGGCGAATCTTGGGAATCAGTTTCATATACTGATGCTTCATCAAATTCCAATCAAAAAATAAATTATAGTACATTGCATGCTTTTAATGAATACACATATCATTACTATAGATTACTGCAATATGATTTTGACGGCTATAATAAAACATACGGTCCAATCTCTGTAAATAATACAAAAACATTTAAAAAAGTAAGTTATTATATTAATTCACTAGGTCAAATAGTCCAGCCTGAAACAAACGGCTTAATCTTTGAAGTCTATGTAGACGGGACCGTGAAAAGAATTATTCGGTGATATAACATTATGTTACGCGAGTGTCTCAAGATAAATAATAAGAAAGACTTAATTTATGTCAAGTTTAACACTAAATGAGAGTCAGATTCAGCAACTCGACGCATTAAATTCAGTATTTGAAGCCGCTGAACCTAGACTTTCTAAAATTCTTACTTTTGATAATTTAGTAAATGAGGCACATGCCTTAAGAGTAATTGAATCAAATATTCCAGAGAGTTTACGATTTGACCTTCACTTAGATATGATATTCGGTGAAAGTAGTTATAATATTGCTGATTACTATCGATCACTCTCTAATGGGACAAACTATATTTTAGAAGCAGCTCGAAAAGTACTACCTGATTCTCCATCAATCACTGAATCTATTGAGAGCCTTAAAGAGTATTTAGGTTCTTTACTAAATGAGGAGTCATTAACTTTAGGTATGCCGACTGATGCTATGTCAATGACAGCTCCATTAAAGCCGCGAAGTGGAGGTTTTTGGGGAACACTTAAAAGCCTATGGAATGCCGTTACTGAAGGAGGATCAGTTATAGGAATTATTCATTTTATAATCGATATTATTGGTTTAGTTGGCGACTTTATCTTTCCGGGAGTAGGTGTGGTTGCCGATATTATCAATGCAATTATTTATGCTATTCGTGGAGAATGGTTAATGTGTGCAATCTCAGTTATTGCAGCAGTAGTTATTGGAGCTGGTGATGCTCTAAAACTTGTTAGATTTGCGGCTAAGCCTGGACAAAAAGTATTAGCTACTCTTGCAAAAGAAGGAGGATCTAAACAGGCAGCAGAGATGTTGGCAAAACTGCCAGCCAAAGAAAAAGGAGGAGTTATTAAACTTCTTACTGGAATTTTTGGAAATCTTGGTGGAGCTCTAGGAAAAGCTACTTCTCTATTTGGCCAGTTTGTTTCAGCATTCGGTAAAGTCACAAGTTATATTCCCGGATTAGGCGGAGCTTTAAAATGGATATTTGATGGGCTTGGTAAAACTCTAACTGGTTTTGGAAAAAAAATGTCACTATGCAGTGCTAACTTTAAATTAGCAACAACTGCTTCTAAAAAAGCAGCGGCAACCGCCGTTGATGCTACACTTAAGGGCGGAGGAGACTTTGTATTTGATGGACCGTGGGTAAAAGTATTTAATAAAGAAGGTAAGCAAGTAGGAAAATATCCAACTAAGCAGTTTGAAAAGATCTCAGGTGAAGCTCTTGCTGAAATAACAGCTAAAAAGGCTGGTTCAAAGGAAGCATCTAAGATTCTATATAAAAATGGAGATGATGTAGCTAAAGTGACCAAGACTCTTGAGAGTCCAGCAGTTCAAGCATCTATGCGAAAACGAGCATATGCATTTTTTGACACCACTCCATTGTGGAAAGGATCTAGACGATTTGTAAAAGATCTACCTTTTTTCTTAGGTAAACAGATTTATAAAATAATCTTTGGTACATCTTGGGTGGATGGAGCAAGTGCTAAATGGTCAAGAAGAGAAGTCGAAGGTCATGGAAACGGAGCAATGAATGATTGGATAGATGATAAATTAAAGGAGGAAGGAAAACAGGATAAAATATTAATACTCGATTCATCTGACCAGGAAGTAGTTGACAGAGTTACCGATTATCAAAATCACTTTGCTAAACTTAATAATGAACGCAGTATAATGCCGGTCGTTACTAAGCAGTATGATAAAAATGGTCCAGGTGCAGAGTTTGCAGACTTCTTTGATCAAATCTCAAAGGGTAATGTAAAAAGAGGAGGTGCCGGAGACATGGTAGACCACACTATTGCAGATGAAATAAATATTAAATCTAAACTTACTGAGAGTAAAACAACCCTCATTAGAACAATATCTAATTTTTCAGATTTTAAATGAAATTAAAGAATTTTAAAAGTTACTCTAGTCACTATTCAAAGGATCCAAAAAACTTTGAAAAAAAGATTGCTCTTGCTTCAACTAGTGGGGATTCTCCTCTATTCGATAATTTTTCAACATTCGGTGATACACTGGGCATTTCAAAATCTGTGCCTGTTATAATTTGGGGAAACTTTAAATTTTCAAATGTTAATGAAAGTTTCTGCAGTGTAGTATACAATCAGTCTGCTATTCCAACTAAGGGAGAAATAGCTTCTGCTTTTCAAGAAGAGGACTTTATTCCAACTATCATAAAGGATAGATCATCAATAAAGAAGATGAAATTTCCAATTGTTGGAGTTTCTGGAGAAGAAGAGGAAGAGTTTAAAACATATGGGCAATTTAAAAAATCTGAAAAATTTTTTAATCACTTTAGAGAAAAACTCACCCCTACTTCTAGATTTGAAATATTAGTAGTTGATGATAAACCTATTCATGCACAAAAGAAGATAGTTAATACTCCATTTGATATTGACTTAAGTCGCTGGAAACACCTAGGTGAAGCTGAGTCTATTTGTAAAAAGATTCACTCTAAATATTCTCCTGATTTCTATGTGGTAACCGTTCTTGAAGCTAATGGAAAAATCTATCTTGATTCAGTTACCAGAAATATCGATCTTACTCCAGTACAAAGCGTAAAATTATATGAATCCGCATATAGAAAATACTATGAGTCTACATTGCCTTCATGGTTTAGAAAAAAGACATTTGAGGATCACGTGAAACCTTACTATGTTAAAAAGTATTATGATACTCTACTATTTAAACCTACTGGCGTAATCGATTACTCAAAATACTTAGATTAACGCTCATTGAGCACAACATAACTTTAAAAAATGCTAAGCTTTAAAGACTTTTTAAATGAAAAATGGGGAGAGGATATTCAATTAAAGGATCGCCGTGCTGCTGGTGTAGCCGTGATATGGAACAATAAAATACTCTTAATTCATCCAACTAATTCATCATGGAAGAAATCTACATGTGGAATACCTAAAGGCAAGCTTGAATTTGGAGAAGATTCTTTATCTGGTGCTCTTAGAGAACTTGAAGAAGAAACAGGTATTGCATTAGATCCATCTCAAATTAATCCTGAACCTCATAAGATTGACTTCTATAATCGTAGAAACGAAGTCGATGGTCACTTAATATATTTTGTTTGTGAAATATTGGACCTCTCAGAAATAGGGCTAGAGTCTGATAGATTACCTAAAGATCAGCTTCAATTAGAAGAAGTAGATTGGGGAAAATTTGTCAGTGCGGAAGAGGCATATCCTATTATTTCTAGAAATCAAATGATTATATTAGATAGACACCTTAACCTAAATAAATAACTAAAATACTTCAATTTTGTGAGTTTACTTAATTTCAACACATGGCATAGTTTAAATGAGGCAGTTGCCTTTGATAAAGGTGCAAACTATCCAGATAAAACATTTGGATATCCAGTAGGTGCAGTTGATACAGCAAAAGTTTTTCAAGGTGGTCCTGGAGGAGATTGGGGCGGTAGTATGCAAAGAGCCCTATGGTTTGCAAGAACAGCAGATGATTGGGCAACGGCTAATGGAAAAAATCGAAGTCTAATCAGCTCGCAAAAAAGATCTAGAGTCATGACTGCGTCTGGTAATACTTCTGATCACTTTAAAGGAAATGATAACGCATATGCCGTAGATATTGCTATTGCTGGTGCAGAGGGTGATGCTCTACTTGCATATATAATGGAAAAGTTTGGCTATCCTGAATATAAGGGAGGTTCCTGGTTTAATATCACAATTGATGGATATCGATATCAGGTAGGTTGGAAAGTCAAGAATCACTTTGACCACATTCACGTCGGTGTAAAGAAAACTGTCGGTGAACGAATATCATCAACTGTTAGTAATATGAAAGAGACCCTGGGCGCAAAATTAATAAAGCACCCAAAGATTGCAGAGTGGTTAAAGAAAAATGTGCCTAACCCAGTAACAGCTGAACAGCTCGATGGAATGTTAAAATCTGATCCTAAGACATTTGATTGGTTTAAAAAGACATTTAGTATAAATGATGCAGGGGATCCTGTAAGTTTAGCAAACACCAGTGTTATGACAGGAAGTATTGAATCTAATTGGATGGATGTGACTAAAAAAGTCATTGATAACTTTGAAGGAGGTTATTGGAATTATTGGGAATGTAAAGATCATCCATATTCAGATATGTTTAAGAATTCTGGCGAAACAATGTTTGGACTAGACCGTAAGGCTGGTGCAATTGAAACAGTTAAACCCGAGGGTGAAGAGTTCTTTAGACTAATCGACGCGGAAAAGAAGAAATTAGGTGCAGAATTTTGTAAGAAATGGAAATGGAATTATCGTGGAGGAGAACTAGAAGAGCAGCTTAAAGATTTAGCGTCTAAAATTATGTTTAAATCATACGAAAGAAATATGAAAAACTATGTAAAGGACCCGGAAACCAGGAAGAGAATTGAGAGCAATAGGGGTTTACTATTACACATGTCATATGCATGCTGGAATGGTCCAGCATTTTTTAGAGATTTTGCCAAGCTATTGGATTCTGGCGTAAAAGAAGGCAAAACCGACGCTGACTTATTAAAAATAGCAAAAGATTCAAGAACAGCTAGATTGTCTGGCGCTTGGGCCAAAGCTACAGTTAAGGTAAACTCACTAATCGATCAGGAATCTGGATTAGCTTAATTTTTTACAATTAATAAAACCTGGCCAGATTATTTAGTTTAATACTCTAAAATATTAAACATATGTCTGAAGAAAAAACAACAATCGAAGAACAGGAAGTATTAATTGAAGATACTCAATCTGAAACTATGCCAGAAACGGATGGAATAGTAGAGGAACCTCAAGCTGAACTTAGCGAATTAGACAAGGCTGTTCAGGCTAGGATGGGTCACTTTACAATCAATATTTCACCATCTGACCTAAAATACGTTAAGAACTTGCTAAACAATAAGATCGAATGGAAAGGTCCAAATGAGGCATATTTAATGTTAATGGCACTTCTTTCTATCTCTAGCGAACTTAAAGAGAGAGATTCATCTTCTAGTGAAAGAGTACAAGTACAGTTGCCTTCTACTACACTTGAATCAATCAACTTTTTCTTAAATCGAGTTACTGGTAAAGGCGAAGAATCTGCACATAGATTATTTGCAGTATCGATGTTACTTAGACCAGCAATGGAAGAAATCAAAAAACTTGACGAACTTATCGAAAAGTTACAATCTGAGGAAAAATAAATCTATCCTTAGATAAATAATAAAAAAAGTTTATTAAAGATGAAAGTAAAGAACTTTGCAGGATTTATGAAAACTCGCAAACTGAATGAAAATGATGGTTGGGATAATTCAGAAGAATACGGTAATGACGAATATGCGGATGATTCTGAGGCAGGTTATTATGGAGCTAATCCAGAAGACGAAGAAGAGCCAGAAGAAGGTGCTGAAGAAGGTGAAGAAGAGTTGACACTGGAAGATCTTAAAGCGATGGTTGATGATCTTACTGAGAGAGTTAAGAAACTTGAACCAGAAGAGGAAGAAGAAGGCGAGGGTGAAGAAGCTGAAGGCGAAGAAGGTGAAAAGCCAGCCGAAGGTGAAGCTAAACCAGAAGTATAATTCATAAATTTTTTAATTAAGAAACTAGAGCGAATGGAAACATTCGCTTTTTTAGTTTATTAAGACAAGATAAATAATAAAAACATTCTAATCAGAATGAAAGTACATAACTTTACTCGATTTATATCCTCTATTAAAACTAACGAAAACTCAGACTCTGATTGGAGTGATAAGAACTGGGATGAAGCTGGAGTAGATGGAGAAAATCCACCTAACTCTGGATTAGAGGGTACTAGTGCAGAACCCATGGACTATACTGCAGGTGACTATGGTGAAACTGGCGAGAAAGATGCACTAATGGATGACGAAAGGGAGGATCCAATTAAAATTAAGGAGGGCATGGAAAATATCAAAGCCCTAATTGATGACCTTACTGAGAGAATCAATATGCTAACCAAGAATAAAACTACTAAATAATGAGTCAGTTTATAAGAAATAGGAGAGTGATGCTATTCGAAGAACATTGTAGAAAGAATGATATTGACGGTAAAGAAGTAGACGCTGAGATTTCTGGTGTCCCACTAAAGTTAATGGTCGCATCTACTCCACAAAGTCAAATGAAAGGATATAGCAATTCTAAAGCATCACCTAGTGGAGATAATGGCATGCTCTTTATATACGACGATGATCAGCCCTTATCTTTTTGGATGAAGGGAGTAAAATTTGGACTTGATATTATCTTTTTTGATAGCATGATGCAGTATATCGACCACCATACTATGGAGCCTGGACACGAGGTAGAGGAGAAGAATCTTCCAAAATATCAATCTAAAAAACCTGCAAGATTTGCAGTAGAACTTCCATCAGGCTGGTGTGAAAAAAACATGGACTCTGATTGTAAACTTTCCTTTTAATTTAGTACTTTAACTAAAAGGAAAAACTATGCTCCATACAGAAGACTTTCGAGAACTCCGAGAATTTGTCAATGAGATGAATTCATCAAACTCTACTAATCACAAAGTAGAAGTCCTTACAAAATACCAATATCACCCATTTATTAAACGAGTCCTATTCTATACCTATCATCCGTATTGGAATTTTGGATTAACTTCAGCAAATCTTAAAAAACGTGAAGATCTTATTGCACCATCTGAAGTATATGATGATCTCTTCTTAATGCTTGATGATTTCAATGAGCGCAATATGACTGGTCACTCTGCAATTGAAGCAATGAATCGCTTTATTAAAGATTATGAAGCATGGTCTGACTTGATTTATCAAATAATTGATCGTAATCTTGAGACCAGAGCAACAGTTACTTTAATTAATCGGGTCAATCCAAAGTTTATTCCAACATTTGACGTTGCTCTAGCTCATGATGCAGCTAAAGTAAAAGGTGTCGATATTTTTGATGGTACCTGGTTTGTTTCCAGAAAATTAGATGGAGTGAGATGTATCTGCTTTGTTCATGGTGAGGATATAAGATTCTTTTCACGTAATGGTAAAGAGTTCCTGACCTTAGGAAAAGTAGCAGAGGAAATCAGACGTTTAGGGATCACTGACCTAGTATTAGATGGTGAATTATGTCTCATGAATGAAGATGGCTCAGATGACTTCCAGGGAATCCTGAAACAGATACAGCGTAAAGATCATACAATTGAGAACCCAAGATACCAAATCTTTGATATCCTACAGGCTGGAGAATTTGCAGGAGACGATGAATCCCCTCTATTTTCTACCCGAATTGCTTGTAGGGAACACTGGTTAGGCGACTTAAAATCATCCACTGTTTTGGAGATGCTGCCTCAAGTCAGAATTAAAGATGAGGATGCTCTTGAGGAATTAAAAGCTCAATCTAAAGATTCTAATTGGGAAGGACTAATTGCTCGACGAGATACTACCTACTCTTCAGGTCGATCTAAACACATGCTTAAAATCAAAGAGTTTTTTGATGCTGAATATGTTGTTACGGGCTTGATTATGGGACCACAGAGGGTGATCGTTAATGGTAAAGAGGTTGAGGAGGACATGTTAAGCGCTGTCACAATAGATCATAAAGGTTCTCAAGTTCAAGTAGGTAGTGGATTTACTATTGAGCAACGTCGACACTATTACCGAAATATTGGAGAGATTATGGGAGCAACTATTACAGTTCAATACTTTGAGGAAACTACAGATCAACACGGCAATCATTCCCTAAGATTTCCAGTATTTAAAGGGAACCATGGAAAAACTCGTAGTATATAATACTATGTCATTCAATAAGAAAAGAATACCTGAATTAGCTGAATTAAAACAAAATCACTCTGCATTAGGAGATAGTTATCTTGAGCAATTTAGATCATGTGATGCACTAATCGGCCCAATTGATTCTGGAAAATATCTAGATGAATTTTTTAAATCTAAAAATCCTGACTCTATTTCACAAGTACTCTCTCTTCTTATTGAGGCAAAGGAATTACTTCTTAATCGAGGAAGTTCAAAATACATTGATGATTTCAATGATCTACAAAAGGTAATTAATTCAATAACAAATAAACAATAAATTATGTATTACATCGCAAAAGTAAAGTTTGAGACAATTGATGATCAAACCGGAAGACCAAAAAAGATTTACGAACAGTATCTAGTAGACGCTGGATCAATCTCTGAAGCCGAAGAGCTACTAAAAGAAAGATTTAAAGATTCTATTGCTGAGTTTTCAGTAGTGAGTGTAGTTGAGTCTAAAATCATGGGAATCGTTAAGTAAGTATGAAAAAGATGCCAACCAAAGTCGCAGAACGTGTCTATGATGTGTTGTGCAAGTTTGCAGAAGCGAATCCGAATCACTATGAAAAGGAGACTTTCATTTTTCACTTCGGTGTCTTAAGTACAACGTCGTCAAACTATAAACTTAACTGTATGGATGATGCTCAACGAACATTCCATTGTAGTTCTACTGGAAAAATGAGAGTTGATGGAACCAGTTCAGGTAAAGTTAATGGAATACTGTGGAAAATGTCCGAAGAGTTAATGTCAAAAAACATTGAAACTAATGAAATTTCAAGTACCGATTGAGAAAGATTTAGCCTTTACTCAGGATTTATTTTCCCTGATTTCAGAAAATATTTCTGAACTTGCCGGAGAATACGAAAAACTTCCTAGTAAAATAATCTTTATGGGAAACATCGGAAAGGAGCTCTTAGCTTTTATTCAAGAAAAAGAATGGAATTTTAAAGGATTTGAACTTGAGAGCGCTAGTAGTATATTAGACGCTCTCATTTTTAAATATAGTGCACCATTTACCCAAACTGAAGATAGAGGAGCAATCTTTGATGGAGGTACTCTGCACGGAAAAGAGATAAATGGAATCCCTGGACCAGAAACAGCACAAAAAATAATCTCTGCTTACTCTTCTCCTAGTTTTATGATAGAGAGGACAGTTAGACCAGAAAAACAAATATTATTATTTAGAAAATGAGTACAGTTCGATTTATTGCAGATCCTCATCTTGGTCACTTAAATATGGCAAAACATCGTGGGTTTAATTCTTTTGAAGAACATGATGAATACTTTATTAAGCAGTGGAACTCAGTAGTAGGTAAACGAGATCTTACCTATATCCTAGGTGATATTACAATGGAGTCATCTAAATACTATCATCTATTAGACCGGTTAAATGGTCGAAAGATAGTAGTTGGTGGAAATCACGATAAACCTGCACATACTAAAGAACTGTTAAAATATGTAGAGTCAATTGTTGGAATGATTCAATATAAAGGAATCTTCTTGACTCATTGTCCAGTTCATCCACGAGAAATGGAATATCGAATTAAGCATAATATTCACGGACACATTCACGAAAATCGAATCGAATATCGAATACGATTATTTGGAATCAACCTATTTTCTCGAGTAGATCGTCGATATCACTGTGTTTCATGTGAGCATGTTGATTACACTCCCAAAACACTAAAAGAACTTGGAATTACTCGATGAAAAGATTAATATCGAAACTAAATGCACTTTAAAAAAGAAAAAAGGATGAGTACAAAAACCATTGAAGTCTGTGTAGGAGTTGGAATGAATCAGCTATTTCCAGAATATATTACAATTGAGATTCCTCAGGAATCCAAAAAAATTACAAAGGCAGAGAGAGAAAAACTTCTTGCTGAAATAATGAAGCGCGATCAGGAGCTAGGATTATATGATGATCTTCCAAATGGAAAAGAATAAAAAGACTCTTCCTTGTAATTTTGATCATAATGGGGAGTGCCTCATTTGCGATTGTTGGCCTGAAAACTGTGCATACACCAGATATTTGCAGGAAGACTATAAGTGGGAAACTAAAGAAGAACTAGAAGAAATGTTTAAGGACTATGAACAACCTCGATAAACAATATCAAACATTACTCCAAACAATACTTGATTACAGTATTGAAAAAGGAGATAGGACAGGTACCGGAACTAAATCTATTTTCGGTTATACTATTCGTCACAATATGAAGGAAGGTTTTCCTCTCATAACTACAAAGAAGATGCCATTTCGACTTATCGTAACTGAACTATTATGGTTCTTACGTGGCGATACAAACATTAAATACTTAATTGAGAATGATTGTCATATTTGGGATGGGGATGCTTATAAGAATTACGTGAAAAATCAACCACACACACCAATTGCTGGTACTAGTGTAGGTTTATTAGGTGAATATAAAAATCCAATTTTACCACAAGAACAATTCATCAACAAAATCAAAACGGATGATGAGTTTGCTAAGAAGTACGGAGATTTAGGTCCAATTTATGGGGCACAGTGGAGAACTTGGTACGGATACGAAAAAGTACCATCTGGATGGAATCATGGTGCTATAACTCATTATAAAGATGTTGCTAAATGTGACCAGATTGCAAGCCTAATCATCGACCTTAAGACAAATCCTGACTCAAGACGTTTGATGGTTACTGCATGGAATCCAGGGGAATTAGACCAAATGGTACTTCCACCTTGTCATTATGGATTTCAAGTTTATACAAGAGAGTTGAGTTTGAAAGAAAGAGTGGATTATGGATCAGAAAGAAATATGTGGAAATTAGGGCAGACAATTAATCACATGCATCTTGATGAAAATCATATTCCAACTCGTGCAATCTCTCTAATGTGGAATCAACGTTCAGTAGATACATTCTTAGGTTTACCATTCAACATTGCATCTTATGGACTTCTATTGGAAATCATTGCCAAAGCAGTGAATATGGTACCAGATGAATTAATTGGGAACTTGGGTGATACACATTTATACTTGAATCACATTGAGCAAGCGAAAGAACAGGTTGGTAAAAAATACGATCACGAAGAGAGACATGAAATGTTAAAAGTTGCAATGGGACCTTTAAGATACCAATCTGCAGTTGACGAACAGGTTCCATTTGGCGGAGGTCTTTCAGAATATTACGATATGTATAAAATTCCTTATAAAACTAGAGAACCTTTAAAATTACCATCATTGAAACATATGAAAACTAATGAGTTTTATAAATCGTTATCTGAAGATGTTTCTCTATTTACTCACCTAGATATTGAAGATTTTCAAGTAGAAAACTATCAATCTCACGCACATATTAAAGCTCCACTTAGTAATTAATTTAGCTAATTACTAAACAAACTTCTATTTAAGTAGAAGATAAATAATAATAAAATAATAAAATGGCGTACATTTTAAATTTTAAAGACTGGTATAAAGTCTATGAATCTAACGGATTTAAGTTTGATTCAACATTAGCTATTTTTGAAGGAGCTAAAGATGATCTTCGAACAATAGTTGCCAGCATAATGGAAAAAGAAGATCCTTCTGTTAAATCTCACCCAGAATACACACATATGATGGCATGGTTTCAAAACGCAGGAAATCCTCCAGGTAGAAGTAAAGACGCTAATGAAGTTATTCCTACACCTGAAGACATGTATCAATCTATGGTATATTGGCAAGGTGATCTAACTACCAAAGCATCAGTTGGTACTAAAATTGATGAACTTGCTTTAAAAATAGAACCTTGGACTAATATTGAAACTGTAAAATCTAATCTACAATGGTTGCGTAAACAGGATGAAAAAACTACTAAATTTAAACCAAGCAAACTTTATATTGAAGGCGGATATACAATGTCTGATGGAACAAAGGCCCCTTTTTCTAAGCCTTGGGTTGAAGGATCAATTGATGCTGCTGCACAATTAATATCAACTAGGGTGACTGAATTAAGGACAATTTTTAGCAATATGTTAAAGTCAGGTAAAAGACCTGGAGCGCTAGTTGATCCATCTGATCCTGCATCATTAAAATATAGTATTGGCTTACTTGACTGGGAAAAGGACGAACCGTCTGCTTATTCAAAAAGAAGTATTGGTGCTTTGCCATTTGGGGATATTGAAATCCCAGGTTGGGATTTTAAAAAATTAGAGCTTACTGACTCGAAAACCCTAAGAAAATGGGGATATTGGCTAGCTACTCTATGTACAGATGCAGCATTTGCAGATTTAAAGAAAAAATTAGATAGTCCTAAATATATTGTTACTAAATCAATTCCTATCACTAATGAAGACAAGATAAAATTGTTAGATGTAATTAAGCAGAGATCTGAGACTCGGCATAAATTTGTTATTGATGCATCTAGCATTAAAATCAAACCATCTAATGCTATTGAGAGTCGTACTACAACTACAATTAAAGGTGAAGACAAAGTAACAAAAACAATCGAAGAAGTTAATTACTCGTTTCCTTTTAGTAAAGAAGCTACTCAAGCAGATGCTATTGCCAAAACGATGTTTGATAACGATAGTGCAATAATCAAAGATAACATCAATATTCAATTATCTCAAGCGATTGACGAAATGTTGAAAGCAATTGGAGAAATAGGAGAGTTAGTTAGTCTAGAATATAGAACGATTGCATCAACAAGTGATGAACCTTCCGCATATATTCGACCTAACAAAAAAGGTACTACTACTTCAAGTCAAGCAAATATTCCTTTGGCTGAAGATAGAGCAGCTGCGATTGAAACAGCATTCCTAGCAATTGCTGCACAAAAAGGAATAGATACAGTTAAGATTAAAAAAGGTACAGCTCAATTATATCCCAATAATACTATGGGAGGAACTGCCGTATATGAAAAAATGAAGGGAATGCGAGCTAAACTTGGAGGAACTCCTCAACAGGACGCTGAATATAAAGCAATTTTTGCACAACCTAAGTTTTCAGGAATTGCGTTTAAAGCTCAAGTAAATAAGACAAATACTACAATTGAGTCTACTGAAGAAAAAGTAGAAGACTACTCAGTAAAAGGAAACTGGGGAATCAGTATAAACTGGCAAAGTAAAATTAAAACTGGAACGACTCGACCTTCTCGATATGTAAGACCAATTAACTTTGGTAAATTATTCCCAGTTATGGGATCAGGAGGAAGTGGACCTAGCGTAAAGGATTTGTGTGCAGCATATGGAGGATAATAAAGAATACGTTTATTTTTAAGTAGGATAAATTAATAGTATTTTAATTATAATCCATTAAATATAAAATATGAAAAACTTATTTTTATCTTTAGTATTACTGACTACATTTAATGGGTCAGCTCAAACGATCACTAGAAACCTATTCAAAGAAGACAGTGTAGTCACTTTTTATTTGTTTGAACTGATTAATTCATATCGAATTGCAAATCACGTACCTAAGCTATTATTAGATACTATTATTACCCCTGCATGTGTTCATCATACTGAATTTATATCAATATATGATTTAAGCGGTCATGATGAGTTTATTCCAGCAAATAAACAAGATATTAGTCAATTAGTAATCAGTCATCCACTAGACCGAATTAATTATTTTAAGATTAAAATGAATGGTGGCATGGGTGAAAATTGTTTAAATATAACTGGATGTCGTCAAAATTTTGAAGATAAACCAAATCCATCAGATGCTTTGAAATGGTCAGAGATTTGGAAGAAGTCGATTACTGATGGAAACTTAAATAGCAAAGCAGCCGCTTACTGTATTTTTTATTCATGGAAGTATTCTCCTGGACATAATCGATTAATGTTGGATCCAGACATGAAGAAAGGTTCAGTATATATGAAAGCATACAATAAAAACGATGGATCTCCAATAAACCTTTGTGCTACTTTTCTAGTTACTCAATAAACAATATATGACTCCTCAAGAAATTCAAAAATTTGGAGAAATCCAATACCTTAAAGGTAGACTTGATGAATTACATAAGGCTTTGCCTAATGTGACTAGCATGGAAAAGAGCAGAAGACTTGATCAGCGAGTTGAAAAATATTTTAATAAGCTTCGCGAAGTAGATGAAGTTGCATATCACCTATATCAAGTTGAGCTTCGAAACAGACTCAGAGCTAAAGAAAAATCCAAAGAGGAGATGAAAGATCTGCTTGAAGAAATTATCAATTCTAAAAATCTACAGGACTCCGAATTAAAGGAGCGTATCCTAAATAAAATAAACACATATTAATATGAACTACACAAATCCAAACGATCCTTACCATGAGGGTAAACCAGAAGATTGGCTGAACTCTTCCCTAATCTTTGCACGGACACTGAGCCTAATCTTAAGAGAGGGAGAAGGTCTAGTTGTTGATATCGTAGGTGATGCAAAGTTTCACCTAGATGAATCAGTAAAGAAAGTAATAGTATTTAGTAGAGAAGGCCAGATCGTAGTGACTGAGTGTGAGGAAGACTTAGAAGAAGGTCAATTTGTAATGGTACACAACGAAAATCCAAACTAAAATGAAAATATTTAACCTAAGAAAGGTAAAAGAGCGAAGCGAAATCTACTGGAAAAATGACTGGCTAGAATTTCATCCAGAATTTAGAATGGCGAATTTTAGGGTTGAAAAAACTGGCTACTATGACGCTCGACCTCAAGTAAACTTTACATTGACTACTCTAATTGGAATGATAGGCCTCTTGATCTCACCATTCGTGGGCACATGGTTTGCTTTGACTATGTTATCAGTTATTCTATTTATACCATGGGGACAAGTCTATCTCAAGATCCCATATAATACTGGAATGGATGAAGCTAGTGATTCTCCGACTTGGGGATTCTATTTCTATGGAGAGGGTCGAAAAATTCCAGATAACGTTGTCATATGTAGAGGGGGTAAATTAAAACATATCGATTTGCCTTGGGCACTCGATTGGGTAAGAACTTCTAGAATGGCAAAAGACGGTTCCTGGTTACATGAAAGAAAGGGTGATCGTAAGCGAGGAATTGAGCACAATTGGTGGAGTGAAGAGACTCAAGCCAAGTTATGGAAGGAGACTCATCCATATCAATATGTATTGAGTGACGGTCGAATCCAGGACAGATTGGCTACTATTACAGTAGAGGAGAGAGAATGGAGACCTAGATGGTTTAGATGGACGAGTATCTTTGCTAAGATCCGAACAGATATTGATATTGAATTCGACAAAGAAGTAGGCGAACGTGAAGGTTCATGGAAGGGCGGAACCGTTGGTTGCAGCTGGGATCTTCTGCCTGGAGAGACTCCATTAGAGTGTCTACGTCGAATGGAAAAGGAGAGAGTTTTTAGATAACTAAAATTTAATACAATAATAGTATGAGTAGAACAATAATAGGATTTGTAGACACTGACCCAGACACTGGAGAAAAGTATCCATTTGTTAAGATGTGCGAGTGTGAACATGAGTGGGCAGTAACCTGGATAGTTAGCGTATTAAAAAGAGACTTAGGGGAAAACGCAGATCAACCAAATCGAGAAATAAAAATAAAAACTGATGAAAATACTTAGACCCGAAGTTGAAGCATGTATCGTAAATGGCGGAGGAATCCAGGACATGTTCGATAATGTAATAAAAGTCCTGTTTAATATTACAGATGACGAATATGATTTTATTGCAGAAACGGCAAACGATGAAGAGTTAAACATATTCTTAGCTGCACTTGGTGACATGGACAAAGGTTCAAGTTTTACTGAAAGGCGTAAGGCATTGGAGCTTCGAAACGAGATCCTACTAAAAATTAAGCCTTCAACTAATGAATGAGTTAATAACTATCGTGATTCCATGTAAAAATGAAAAGGCTGGCATATTAAAAACTCTCGATCTTTTAAATTACCAAGTAGATATTCATCAAGTAAAGGTGATTGTTTGTGATGCGTCCAATGATGGAATAACTAAACCTGATCTAGTAGAAAGATTAGAATCTTCGTCTGACTCCTTTGATTTATATTTAATGGAAGGCGGTCTTCCAGCAAAGGCAAGAAACAATGGATTTAAACTAGTGACTACTCCATATGTCCTATTTATGGATGCTGATGTTTTCCTATTGGATCCAAGGACTATTAAACGATCCCTACTGCTTGCTCAAAAGAGAAAACTAGACCTAACTACGGTTAAGTTTAGAAGCGATAATGGAAAGTATAATTACGTGTACAAAACATTTGATATTATTCAAAGCTTATCAAAATGGTCTACTCCGTTCTGTCTAGGAGGATTTATGTTAATTAAAAGCGATATATTTAAAAAGTTAGATGGATTTGACGAGGAGATCAAAGTAGCCGAAGACTATCAATTATCCAAAAAAATCAAACCTAGTCGATTTGGGCGGGTAAATAATATAGTGTTCACTCCACCTAGACGATTTGAAAATAAGGGTGTAGTGTATATGCTAAAACTAATGATCGGTTCCTTCTTTAATCATAAAAATAAGAGATGGTTTACCGAGGACAAAAATTATTGGAAATGAAAATAGAAGCACTATTCATCTCAGATGTACACCTAGGAAGCAAAGGAAGTAAAGCCGCCGACCTATTAGAGGTCTTAAAAAAATATGAGCCGAAATATCTTTTTATTGTTGGTGATTTTATTGATGGCTGGCTACTAAAAAAGAGACACTATTGGACTCAAGATTTTACTAATGTAATTAGAAAGATCTTATCATATTCCAAAAATGGAACTCAAGTAATCTATGTTACTGGAAATCATGATGATTTCTTAAGACACTATTCTCCACTAGATCTAGGAGAAAACATAAAAATAGTAGATGAATATATTTGGGAGAATTATTATATTACGCATGGAGATCTATATGACGGTATCGTATCCATGAAGTGGTTAGGCGTACTTGGATCAGTTGGCTATGAAATGGCAATCAGTATTGATCACTTTATGAAAAAGCTAGGTTACAAAAGATCTCTTAGCAAGTATCTTAAAAAGAAGGTAAAAAATGCAGTAAAGTTTATTACTGATTTTGAAAATCAACTAGTATACCAGGCACAGTGTCGAGGTTGTGAAGGTGTAATCGCTGGACATATCCATACTCCGGCTGATCGCGAGATAAAAGGAGTACACTACCTAAATTGTGGAGACTGGATTGAAAACAATAGTTATATTATCTATAAAAATGGTGAATTTATATTAAAGACATGGAATTCCTAAACTCACACCCAATTAAAAAGTCAGACCTTGGATTTCATGGGAATCTATTCGGTGGAAAACTTCTTGCATGGATCGATGCCTCCGCTGCTGGTTATGCAATGCAACTGTGTGATACTCCTCGTATGGTTACCGTAAGTATAGATAAGTGTAATTTTGAAAAACCTGCAAGGGAGGGTCAACTTATAAAAATCTATGGGTTTCCACAAGCAATTGGCAATAGTTCAGTTAACCTGTATATGGAAGCTAGAGCACATAGCGTGTACACAGGCAAGCAGGTTATAGTGTTAAAGACACATATCCGGTTTGTACATATCGATGAGGACGGCAACCCTATTCCAATTGGTGAAAAAGGTAGAACCCGAATCCAACGATTAATTGAATCTGAATATGCGACGAGCGATGTTAATCCTACGAAGTAGAGCGGACTTTCCTCAAAAGGTTGAGGAGATGCA